AGCAGAAGCCGTTGTTCTAAAACCAACACTCGTGACACCGTTGCACGGATAGTTCAAACTAAACTGTCTTCCATCTGTCACCGAACCAAGATCCAATGTTGCAACAATGTCGGAACCCACACGGATAGCAGCCTGCCATGTACCACCGCCGCCTTTATAAACACCAGAAAACTCACAGTTCTGTTGACTCATACCAGAATCAAGAGGAAGCAATGACCAATACACACTACCAGCAGCACCCGCAGTTATCACAAACTCCTGGCCGTCAAACAGCGTAGGAGGAGTCGTGTTTCTTGCAATAGTGTGCGTCGTTGCAGTAATCCCCTCAACTGCGTTCTTTAACGCCTTGGGGTTTATTACATGGTTTTTAGTCGTGCCAATACCAGGGAATATATTGCCCTCAACAACACGGCCCGCGGTTTGCGCACCCGCCTTAGTAGAAACCGCTAGCAACAAAACAATCACATACTTAAACATATATCTCTCCCCCTAAATAAATGCTCCCAATACCATACACAGAAGTCAATCAAAGTCCGATCTCCCTGTTTATCTTCTGATTAAGCCTCTCAATCTCAATGGCAGGAAGCTTGGACCGTGTGTCCTGGATCTTCTTGGCGCGCTCAAGCTTCCACTCGATAAACTCTGGATCACGACGCAACATTTCCCTTGCAAAAGCATCAGCCTCGTTTAGTGCCCCGTGGATACGGCCCACCACAAAATTGTACATCTCTGGACTACTGTCCTGTGACAATGTCTCAACCGCAGAGCGGACCTCGATCTCAAGCCTTTCCCTAAGAGTAAGACCATTCCCCCCACCCTGCGCATAATAGTCCAAAAGTTTTTCATAAAATTTCGTCGGTAGTTGCACCCGTGGAACAGCAGGCTCTGTGTCTCCAAATCCAGGAGTAGAGAAAAGCTCGACCTCCATCATTCGACTTGGCAACCTAAAATCCACATTCACAAACCCCTGATTTGGACGGTTAATACCATACTCTTCAATCGTACGCATTGCCTCAAGAGTTGGGTCTAAGTCGCTACCAGGACCTGAAAACACTGAAATACCCATAAACCCCTGCGGACGAGTAAGCTTTTCACCAAAGATGTTTCGCTGGGCCACAAAACCGCGAGAGTCATAGATTGCTAAAAGCCTATTCTGTGCGTGCTCGATCATGTAATCAATAGCGCCCAGCTCTGCCGCAGGACTTAGATCGCGGAGAAATTCATCAGTTCCAGCCAACTGCCCAATCTTCTGTGCAGTAGAACGAAGAGGAACCACCTTCATAAGCTGATTCGTAGTAAACGTAGCAAGATTTTCCTTGGTCACATCCGTGTTTAAAAGATTAAACAGAAAATCTAGATCTGTCTGATAAGCCGAAGGATCTGACAGTATTGTGGCAACAGCCATACTTGCTGCCTCAACCATTGCCTCTGCCTCGTCATTGTCCGTAGCCTGGATAAGCTGGTGTAAAGCACCACTAAGTTTTATAATCTTTTCCATAGGCGAACCCATCGGAAGTCTAAACGATCCCACAGGAGTAGTGATCGTATTAGGATCTCTACCCTGAACACCCTTCTCTAGGTCCGTGGACCAATAGTCTTTATTTCTAAGACCACGCGGTGGCTCCGGTGTGGCGTAGCCCATCTCGTACAGCATATACCCTGCGCCGAGAAGCAGTCCCCCAGTCGCCTGCTTTGCCGCCGCCTCTGCGAGCGCCTCCCCGCCTGCCTTAAAGGCAGCACGCTGACTTGGTAATAAAAAGAAAGCCGCACCTGGTATGTATTCCAAAGTTCTTTCAATCGAGTTAGCCTTTGCACGGAAGAAAAGATTAAACACTTTAAACAGCGGAGCATCCTGCGTAAACTGCTCAATCGCTTTGTTTACCGCCATCTCTGGACGGGCCGCGTACGCCCACTGCTGACCAAGAAGCTCCGCCTGGTCCATAATATCCTTCGGTACGCGGTTTGCGCTAATCACTCCCTCAACATACTCTTTAATTCTTGCAGGATCTACACCCTCTGAAAGTCCTTTAACAGCAAGCTTTGATCTAATTACAGCCATTCTCGCCATGTTCGTAGCAGCAACATCCCACCCGACAAGCATCCGCCTACCAAGGCCGATGGAGAGACCATAGGCGGGCGCGATGTAGTTTAAAACTGTGCCGTGCTTTGCCTGCTCCTCAATGCCAAAAAGGGCCTTTACACCACGCTGGAGTTCTTCGCCCACATTGATTGCTCCGGTTACTGTCTTAATGTTCTTACTGTCTTTACCCATGCGGAAAGCATCAACACCCATCTTTAAAGACGATGCAAAGTTAGAGATAAGTTCGCCAGCAAAAATATTTGCCTCGATAAACGCAATCTTTGCTGCCCATCTATCCATCGTGGCGGCACGAAGACCTGCCTTCATGTAATTTGATGCAGATTTTAGAGTCATATCTGTCAGACCGCCAGAGATAGCGTTCGCAGTAGACCAGGCAGATAACACGTTATCAGAAATGTATGCGGTAAGAATGTCCACTGATTTACGATACGGAGACTTAGCAACAACCTCACCCGCACGATCAAGCATAAAGTCACTGTCAGGACGTGCAAGAATTGCTCTGATGTCTGCAAGAATCTCGGCAGAGCCCTTAATCTCCTGACCTCTAAACATAATCTTAGAAGATGTGGGATCGGCGGCTATACGCAAAGCCTCAATCGCAAGAGCATCGGACTGACCAATGGCCGCTTCCCCACCCTTTCTTTCGATTAATCCGCGGACTGCACGAAACTTGCCCGCTGATCCAATAGCACGCATTGCCTCTGTGTCCTGATCGAGAGCAAGCTGGCCCAGCATCCTACGGAAACCAAACGCACGCGACTGCTCTGTACCAACGTCTGTCCAGATTTTAGCAAGCTGAAATAAATTCTCTGTCGCTTCCTGTTTTGCCAAAACAACCGCAGGATCTCCGTTGACCGGAATGTCCAGCACTCTAAGATAATCCTCTGCAACTTCTTCCATGTACGCCAAGGTTTTAGCAAGGCCTTCCATAGAAGTATCAATCTCACCAGCCGCAATCTTAACTCGGTCTTCTTGGGAAAGACCAAGGCGCGCTTCTTTAATAGCTTTTTTAAATGATACTTTGTCCAGTGTACGCATCTCTTTGTACTCTTCGACAAACCTTTTTGCAGTCATTGACACACGAGAAACCAATGTCTCGTCCGCAATGTTGGGCTTTACATCTGGTGGAACTTCCACCTTCACACGCCTTGCTCCATCTGCCGCAGTTTCTACAGTTTCTTTTACCTGAGCTGGAACATGGACATCTAAACTTTTTTCAAAGTTTTCAAGCGCCATTGCAAATTCGTCCGAGTAAACCTCGTCCTGCTTTGCACCAGCCGCAATAATAGAAGGCTGCTCTTTTACCGCCTGCTCCGCACCCTCCGCCGCAGGTTTAGCAGCAGGGATAACTTCCTCGATAGCTTCTTTGATCTGTGTCTCTGTTACTTGCTTTGCGCCCGCTTTGGCCTGTGCTTTAGCCGCAACCTTCTGTGTTGCACGGGCCGCGGACTTCACACCAAACTCACCAATCCATGCAAGGGGAGTAAACAACACACCAGTGTAAAGATCCGTTGTGGCATTTTTAAGGCGCATCGTAAATAAGTCATCACCCTCTTTCTTTGCCAAGTTTTCTGCAAACGCATCAACCACAACATCAAGATCCTCGATTGGGGTGCCCTTTAGAAATCCTTTGATTGACTCGTCATTCTTTTTTACCACGTCTGCAAGGTTCGTGGCTCGTGGATCATCGAGGAAAGCGCCGACAAAACCACCGGCGATACCGCCGAGCACAGCCCCCGCTGGAATTGCTACCGGTGCAAGAGGGCCGGTAAGGCCTCCGAGTACCGCGCCAGTCTTCGCACCAGCCACCGCCGGCGCTCCGTACAACAAAGCATCTCTGGTAAAATTCTCGGTAAATGTTGTGTCTTCATTCTTTACTGGAATGTCTTCAATAGACTCACCAAAAAACTGCCTTTTGGCTATAGTCACGTTACGAGAAGTCTGCACAAACGCACTAGTAATCCCATCCCAGATTGATTTTATAAAGCCTTTTTCTTTTCTAACTTCCTCAACTGGCTCGTCTGGAACATCTGGTATTGATGACACTAATTCTTTAAGTTGGTCATCAACGCTTTTTTCACGCAATGCCTGATGTGGTTTTTTAGGCACAGCCGGCTGCGCAACTTGCGGAGAGGGTGCGGCTGGAACTTCTGGTGCGCTAAACTCATCTCTACCAAATATGCTCTCAAATTCATCCATTATCTAACTCCCTGCTCTCTCTTAACTGACTCGATCTCAGATTGTGTCTGCATAATTTCCTGAATAAATGCGCGCTTCTGTTCCTCTGTGAGGCCAGGACGCTGCGCACGCTTTTTAATATCAGAAAGTTTTTTGTTAAGCTGATCCAATCTACCAGGAGCAATTGGTACCATTCTTAAACTCTGCGGAAGCACCGGTATGTTGTACCTAGCCGCAGTAGTTCTAACTATTTCATTGCGCTCTTGTTCGGTTATAGTGCGACCAGTAGCTGCGAGCCGTGCTTGGCGGGTAGAAACCTGAGCACCAATGTCAGCAATTAGTGCCTCATAAAGCTTCGGGTTTAGCGCATATTCAGGTGTGGATCTAATTTTTGCCGCGATTGATCCGACCATATCTTTTGTAGCAGCAATCTCAAACTTCTCTCCACGATCCTTCTCTGCCTCACGAAGAGAAAGAAGCCTACTTTTTAATTTCTCATGGCCCTCTAAAGATAGACGGCCCTTCATTGCAGGAGTATCTAGCTGCTTTAATGCACCACTAACAGTGAGCTTGCCAGAGGCTAAATCTCCGTACATTTTCTGTGCGATAAAGTCGTCTTGATTTCCACCCTGAAAAGGATTGTAGGTGTAAAGCCTGTTTCGTTGCTCAATAGTCAAATCGCGTGCAGCGTATGCAGCCTCTACCTTTTTGTTCCACTCCGCAATCTTCTGCGGATTATTCGCAATCTTCTCACGCTCAGTAGCTAACACGCGCTCGGCAGCCTCTTGCCTTTCCTTCAGCACACGCTCCTGCTCCGCACGCTCACGCTGGACGATAGTGTGGGTCTTATTGTCAAATTCAGACCGTTCCCTATTCAAACGATCCATCTCTTTTCTAAAAGTTTCCTGGTCAAAAAATTTACGACCATTCTTAAGAACTTCAATCGCAGTTTTATAGTCTGGCTTTTCTCTAGAAGTAAAAGCATCTATAGTAGCAATGACAGTAGTGGCGTTCTTCTGTGCAATAACGGCATCGCGCTGCTCTGGTAGGTAAGTACCAGCGGCTACGCCCTCATCCACGAGCTGCGCATTTTTTGCAAAGTATACGCCCATCTCCACGAGGGGATTTTCTGCTTCTAAAATACGCTGAGCCATGTTTGCAGCTCTGTTTGCCTCTATCTGCTGCTGCATCTCGATCGCGCTCTTTGCCTCTTGAGCCATGAACCGTGGAACAAGACTGTTTTCTACCCCAAAAGTTACGCCTATCCATGCGTTGTCATCCTGGATTTTATATTTAGATTTTATATTCTGCTTTACAGATTCGAGCTGCGGTTTAACGTAGTCATCAAAAGAAAGGCCCGTGGTATCCATCGAGTTATACTCTTGCTGGGCCTTGAGAAGAAGACGGTACGACTCTCGTTCGTACTCTTCCTTACCCGCAGTAAGTGCCATTCGTTCATTCTCTTTCTTTAATTTCTGAAGCGTCCCACCAAGCGAAGAAAGAGCGTCGCCAAATAATCGCTCCTCTCTTGGGTTAATCGCCTCGACTGCCTGACCACCGCGAACAACCTGCTGTGGATCTCCTAAAGGAATTTGTGGCATACTCTACCCCTTAATTAAACCGGAACCGACAATAGACCCGCCAATCTGAACAGCATTATATACGGGACTTGTTAATAACGTACCAGTTGATCTTGCTTGAGCGGCCCGCATCCTGGCAAGGTCTGTTTCAAGTCCAGTTTGTACTCTAATTGCCTCGATTTCTTCTATTTCATTAGCAAGGGTATCAGCTATGATCGCGTTCACGCTGCCGGTAAATGCCCCTCCCTGGGCTGCGACCGTCCCTAGCTGCTGACCCTTGAGGTAAGCATAGTTCCTTCGTGCAAGAAATTCTTGCCTTCTGCCAGCAAACTGAGTGAATTGGGCCTGGCGTTCGTAAAACTTGGCGTTCTGAAATTCTGCACGAGCCTGGGAATAGTTGGCCATCAGCCCACCAACTATTTCTAAGCCCAAACCTACAGCAAGTAGCTGCGCAGCCATTAGAATACCCTCCCCATAATGTAATAATTCTTTCTGTCAATCCCGTAGCAACGAAGCCTGCCCTCTGGCTCAAAACCTAGAGTGCGCATGAACTTCACTCCCTTATCGTAGTCGGCGCGAACAAACGTCTGTGCCCTCACCAACTTCATAGCCTCTACAAGAAGCTTCAGCATACTGCGGATTGCCCTGTGATACTGAAGTGGCTTAGTCTCCATCTCGTGAGAAGTTAGAGCATACAGCTCAACTACGTTAGGATAAATTTCAATAGCCGCAATAATTGCACCAATCCCATCCTCAGATCTAAATGTGTACACGAGGTTTTTACCAACAGCCCTTGCAAAAGATTCCTTCGTGTCTACTGGATTAGGATAGACTTCAGGCTTTAGCTGAATCATATCCACGTCTCTATCGGTGGTAAGACTTACGCTAATCATAAGTTACCCCTCTTGCCACAACTGCAAGGATGTTGCATGGGTAAGGCTCGTCACTGACCATAGTCACGGAAAACTGCCTGTCATATCCCTGGTCTAAGTTGGCCACGTAAGATCCAGTAAAAAGAGTAGGAGGGCTGTTAAGTGGATTATTAAGGTCCAAGTCAACGGTGTTAACTGCATCTGCCTCCGTTTTACCGTACTTAAGCTTTATTGTACGGTATAGTTTAATGACCATCTCATCAACTCTCTTAATTCTGCCCTGACTTGTTTCAGGAATTTGATTACCAATCTCAATAGGATATGTTGTAAGTATTGCAGAGTAAGGCAACCCAACAACAAATGATAATCCAGGGGCCGGAGATACCACGTTAGTGTCTGGGAAAGTTATAGAACCACCTGACACAACTAAGTTTGAAGCTACAACCTTCCCCTGATTCTCCTGCACGACGCTAACACTTAGACCGTTTAAATGGGACAGTCCTGTTATAGTAAAGTTAGGAGCCGTGTATGAAGCAGTTAAAGTAAGAGAACAATCAAGAAATAATCTTCGTCCAGTTTCTGGATAAATTTCAAAAGTCTCGTTATCTAGTTCCTCTATGTATATATTGCTACCACGACCAACCAACATAATCTGTTTAGGAACTAAATCATCAACCTGGGGGATAAAAGCAGTAGACCAAACGATGTCATCAGAAGATACAAATCTCCACAAAGCATTCTGTTTGTATTGCTTGTCTATATTTAGTACTGCACAAGTAGGGCCATTAGAATCAGAGCCCATTAAATACAAAGATGCAACATCATTATATGTAGACGGAGACATCTCAAAAATAGATTTTAATGGCTTGTTCGGCGTAAATATATGGTCTGCTGTAAACGATAAATCATTCACCCTAAACTGCCTAGCATTATCGTCGTATATAATCTCTTTTACTTTATTGCCTATATTTGAAACATACAAAATGGAGTTGCCGACGGGAACCGGCTGCGTGCGTGTGCCTCCAAATGCTCCAGCTACTTCAAAACGAAAGTCCAACGGACCAAATGCGCCCTGAGTAGAACTGCCAACAATCTCGCTTCGCTCGGTGATAACATACAAATTTTCACGCGCAGCAAGCGACGATATCCTACTTGCAAAAGCATCCGCAGGCTCTATCTGAAACGCCCGAGAGTTATCTGTAGTGTATGTTGTGAAACCAGGCTCCTGTTCAAATGGACGCTCATTAAAGTAAAAGAAACTTCCTATCCTAGACGCCCAAATCCTAGCTGGAGTTTCTTGGTTTCCGCCAAATATGAGGCGGCCCTGATACGTAGTAACAGTAGCGGGCCATCCACGATAAACGCTCCAAGAAGACTCTTCCCAAGATGTACCAGGCGCTAGACCGTATGTGCCAGCAAGGGGAAGAGTGCTCGCAACAGACATCACCACACTAGTATTGGATGTAAAAGAGATAACTCTGGCCGAACCAGTTGAGCCGCCAGAGCTAAATTTAAAAACAGCGTCAATATGGCCTATGCTAAAGAATGGAGTTGAAGACGTAACAGTGATATTACCAGTCGTACCACTTGTGGTAAGCGTAGGACCACCAGACCCTAGAGCCACAATCGGTCTAAACGGGTAGACTTCATGGATACGTAATCCATATTCAGTAGTTGCAAAACCATATAAAGTCTTAGCAATAAAACTACTACCGCTAGGAAAAATAACTGCTGGAATAATTCCGTATCTCCAAACTAATACCATTACGTCGCCCACCTGAGTGTAGTGAACGTCCTCTGGATCAGGAATAAAGTTGTATGCTGATGTATTGATTGTGTTAACTGCACCAGTATCTACATCGTAAATAAAAGCACCTTTGTGAGGAATATCATTGGCTAAGTAGCCTGCGCCTAAAATAATTATCTTTCTAGCACCTGTGCTTAGTATGTAAGGGATACACTTAACAGCTTGCTTATAATCTGGCGGCGGTGAAAGATATTTTTGCATATACCCGTTAAGAGCATCTTGCAGTTGATCCGTGGTTGAAAGCTTACGTGTGCCGTTTCTTTTAAAAGCACCGCCCGAAACCTTAGGAATAAAGTTCTGCATCTTTAGGCAGGCATTATTAAACTCTTGTGCGTCGGAACGTGCGACGAGTTTCTCTGACCATTCACCGGCAGAGAAATTATTTGCTAAAGCATTGAACTTCATTTCTAAAACCTCGAGTTAAAAAAGTCTCGCGACCAAACTGTTTGTACCGAACTCTCTTGAGCATCAAATGTTCGCGCATCTTTAAGTGCGTTCTTATACTCCTCTGCAAGAAGCTGCTTAAGAGTAGTGCTCTGAGTAAGCGCGTAGCAGATGTCATGTGCAAGCTTAAGAGCCAACACTTCATCAAAAACTGAATCGTAAATAGTGGTGTCTGTAATCTTTGCTATATAAGTAAGAGAAAGAGTTGGCTCAAAACAAAGGATTTTATTTCCCTCTTTTCTCCACTCTGTAGTGTCGTCTAGTTCTATAATGCTAAGAACTCTTAGACAATCGGCTGGAATAGTAAATGCGTGGGTGTAATAGAAAGCGGGTGTAGTCGCTGTTGCCAACTGCACCCGCTTAATTGCGAAGTTCCATGGGTGCGATCTGAGAAGATCATCTCTGACCTTCGCATACTGCTCCGAACACAACCTTGCCTCAGGAGTATTGTCAGTAAGTGCTGTAATTCTCTTAGCTCCGATCTTTACCAAAGCACTATTGCAGATAGCTACATTACTTACTGCCACGTTAACCTCCGATTAAATGTATGTGTAAATAACCCAAACCTGAATCTTCAGCCCAGCCGCTGCTGTAGTAGCCACCGTGCAAGTCAACTGATAAAACGTATCCTCAGATAACTCTTTGCCGAGGTCAGCCGCTCCAGCTGGAGTCAAGGCCTTAACAGCCTGTCCGCCAGCATTGGCCGCTGCGATCAACGACGTGGTGTTTGAAGCAGTTCCAAGAGCAAAAGTACCGGTGGTTCCCAAAGATGGGGCGATAACAACTGCTTCATGGATTCTAGCACCAGCAGGAATCTTGATGCCCAATCGGATTACATCATTCACCGCAGCGTTTGCAGTAAATGTGTATTCGTCATAAGCAACTTGAAGCTCGCCGCCCACTTCACCAGGAGCAATTTTTTCAGAAGGTACGTTTACGTAAGCCTTCGCGTAATTTAATGCATTAAAAACAGCCATTTTATCCTCCTAGATAATTAAGCTTCGTTACACTGAATCTCTACGACTTTAGCTTCTTCCATACGAGTAGCACCAATCGACATCATTGCATATACTTGCATTGAGTAAGACTTGTCTGCACGCTCGCCGATTCGAGAAACCATGTCTTGTCCGATTGCCAACAACAACGCAGGCATAGAGAACGCAAACGCTCTTCTAAAACCAACAGTTGAAGAACCAGATCCAACAGCACCAGTAGTCGGGCTTGCCGTGGCCCATGCCGCACCAGACGCAACAGTTGCTAGGCGCTCAATACGAATGAACTCAAAGCCCATGAACGTATTAACTTCCCCCTGAACCAAAGCTTTAACAGAGTTGAAATCAGAAGAAGTTACTTCAGTTTGTCCCAACAAAGAGTCAATTTGTTTTGCAGAGCAAACCAAATATCTCTTCTCTGAAGGATCAACTTCTTGCTCGTCCATGATTCTTTTTACTGCACGGAGTGTTCGTACGTTCAAGTTAGTGAACGAAGTTCCGTTGTTGGCAGCGTACTTCTGGCTGTTTGGGTGAACAACAACAGTGGATCCAGTCTCACCAGCGTAAGCGTTTCCAAGAGCAGCAAGGATAATCTCGTCGTCCATTGCTCTACCCATCGCCCACATAGCTGCAATAACGTACTCTGATTGAGGATCTTGCAACATACGGATTTTATCCTGACTGTCGATAAGATCAGCCCATTCATAGTCCTCAAGAGTAACACGTCTACGTGAGTGAGGTGTGTCGAGTTGGGGAGTTGGGCTGTGGCGACCAACTTTTTTAACAGCTGATACTGAACCAATACGGTCATAGAAAGCTGCTTTTCCTACCTGTGACTCGTTACGTACAGCTGCACGCAAACGAGATCCTTTCTGCTGTGATAAGTGAAACACGTTCGCAGAATACTGCTGAACAAATGCTTCTGTAATTTGAATAGACATACAGTCCTCCTAAATTTGTTAATAGATTTCTTCATTGAATTGCCCGCGCAAACGGATTCGACTCTAGTCAGTGGCCCTAGAAAGCATGAAGAGATCCATAGAAGGATTGCCTCTGCTTACTATGGTAGAGCAAAGGCAATGCGTGTCAACTCATTTTCTTGTGGACATATCAAACAGGCGAGCCATCTCTTGTACCGCAGCCTTGTGGTTTGGGTGGTCTGCAATAAAATAAGGATGTGATGGGTTCTTCATTATCTTGTTGATCTCCTCTTTTGCCTGAGCCGGAGTCATAACGCCAGGGGCACCTGCGTCGCCACCAACAACTGTATCCTCTTTAAGAGTATCGCCAACCTTGGCTAGCAGCTTAACTAGACGAACGTCGTTACCAAGACCAGTCTTGTCCAGATAAGCAATCATGTCAGCGTCTGCAAACTTAACAAGGGCCTTTCGCGCCGCGGTAACATTTTTTTCAAAGGCGGCTCCCCACTCTTTCTTTAGCCCCTCGACTTCCTCAATGCGGCGACTTTCTAAAATTTTAAGGGCCTCTTGCTCTGCGTTTGCGTTGATCTCTTGATACCAGTCTGCAAGAGCCTGCGCCTGTTTAGGCAGAATACCGGCACTGTGCGCAACCTTTTTAAAATTCTCAATAAAGTTTTTATCCAAAGTAGCCGACTCTTTAATCTCTACTCGATAATCCTCTAACTTCTCTGGCAGTCCAAGTTTAGAGTAAACTTTTTTCCAATCTTCTTCTGTGGCGTGTTTGCTTGGTACGGGGATCTTGTCTGCACCAATTAACTTTTGTGCATGGACGTAGGATTTTGCCAAGGTAGAAACATCATTGATCGTTCTGAGAGAGGCATCTTCCTGTAACTCAGGAGGTAGCGCCAATTTCCAATCTTGAACATTTGTCCCTTTGGGAGCATTACCAGGACTAACAGCTGCCGCGGGCGCTCCTGTTGAATTTGCTCCAGCTCCAGAATCTGACTTCCCTTCGGAAGGCGGAGATCCGCTTCCTCCTGTAGGTGTAGTAAGTAGACTTCCTGCTGCTCCACCTGCCGCTTCCCCTGCTTTATCTAAAAGCAACTCTTTACTCCTGAGCATAGTTTCTCATCCTTTCGCGTAGCTTTGCTACATCTAAATTAAGAATATGTAAGATCCTTAGAATGACATTTCTCTCGCCTTCGTTAAAAGCCATCTGCAACGAATCTTTATCAAATGTAGATGACAATACTCTGTGAACGGCGACAAGATCATTCAACACCTCAATGCCTTCAGGCGAATCAAATACTTTTTGGTAGAGGGATACCCTACCAATACTCTTCTCTTCTGCTGACGCCAAACTATACCCCTTCTTCCTGCGCGGCTTTTTGCAGTACCGGCGCTGCTTTAACCATCATCTCTGCCTCTTGCATCTCTTTCTGCATCTCGGCCTGTTCCTGCTGTGCCTCCGCACGCTGCTGCCTTATCTGCTGAACCCTTGCAAGTGGTCGGATAATCTCCTGTGGGAAGCCGTAAATTTCAGCGATAACCTTAACCGCTTTCTCTGCGTCGATCAAGTCAATGACGTTCGGGTCCATTTGCAAGAATGGAGCAGCCGCCTCGATTGTTCTAAGAATACTCTGCCCCTCAGATAGTCTTTGAGACTTCGCAATCATAGAACTATAGCGAACATCAAGCTTCCTTCCCGCAAGTATTGGAGGAATCGCCTCGCGTGGAATCTTTCCACGTCTAAGTAAAATAGCAAACACTCGGTCAACCAACGGCCTTAAAAATTCAGACTGCTGTCTTCCAAGCATCGGACCAAGAAGACGCATCTTCTCTTCCGTTCTTTGCAAAACTTCTGTCGCAGTCATCATAGGCCCCTGCTGCAACTGCAACTGATCCACATAAAATGCTTCGCGGATCTTGGTGCGCTTTCTATTCTGAATCTCAAAACCAAAATCAATTCTAGTGTCGTTAAATATTGGCTTGATAGAATCTGTTCCGCTTCTCTTATAGTTAATACCTCCAGGCCTTGTGATAATAGGAAGAACATACCCGTCATCAGGCAACTCAATAGGAGGATCAATTACCTTGGCTGCACCATTAAGAACAATTTCCTCCATCTTATTGATAACCTTTACCTCTGGTAAAGCAATCATTGCAGGGCTTGTTCCGTAAATTTCCCCTGTGCCCTTGGACCAGCGTGGAGTTACATAAGGAAACTCCTCAAAACCACCAACACGTAACTCATGGTCATGGTCGATAAGTACATACTGAGACACAAAAGGAAGGCCGCCGTCATCAGCACCAGGGACATAGCTGCGCGGATATACCGCATGAACTATTTTAAACTTTTCGTTTTTTCCTTTCTCAAATGCCTCACGAACTTTGGCAGGGCAATTATCTGCGCCAAACTCATTTACGATTTTATCAGAAGACCACTCCCACTCTCTGTAAATTTGATTAACTTGTCCCAAATGATCTTCGGAAATAAAAAACTTACCAATAAAGTGTGAAGAGAAACGAACATCTTTTTCATCATCTTCTTCAATTAACATCGCAGACGTTCCGAATCCGCAAAGATCCATGTACAACTCGTGTACTTCCGTCTGAAAGTTAGAATTGTTAAGCGTGTTGTGGATCATTCTGGTAATTTCTTGCAGGAAGATTCTTACTGAATCATCTTTGTCAAGTACTGAGTTGCCTGTCGTAAGCTCAAACCACATGGCGTTTGGATTAGTAAGCATCCCATGCAAAGCCCCAGCAAGTAGCTCAAGAGAGTTCATCCCCGTACTGTCTAAAATCTGAACATTTCTTTTCTGCCCAGCGGAGCGCTGTGTGTTGACGGTATTTTTCCGAGGGTACATATAATCGGCAATCTCTTGCCACTGAGTCTCAAAGTTCGCACGTTCTGCTTTCAGCATACTAATGCGCTCTTTGATTTGCTTTACATTCATCTTACCCACGACTATCCCCTAGATGTTAGAATTGTGTTCCCAGGTGATTGTTGCGAAAGAGCTGCTGTTGTCAACAAAGAAGTTCCAGGTGCCATTCTGCGGCTCTCAATTTCCGCAGCAATCCTTCTGATTATCTGTTGACGACGCTCATCCTCTTTTGCCCGAATATCTGCCGCTACTTGAGCCTCTTTATGCTCCTTGAGCAGACGAGCATATTTTTCAGAGCCAGTTTCTCCCGTAATCTTCCGCAAATCTTCTTGAGACACCAATCCGCCTGTACCAGCAGATAAAATTGTGCGCTGAAGACTATTTCCGTAATTACTAAAATCCCCCTGCAAAACCCTGGCGGTATCTGCAAGCGTTGTATTAATCGTAGCCTCGATGTTTCTTTCCCAGGCTCCTAGCTCTCTACTAATGTTACGCTCAAGTTTTTTTGTCTCACCACTCATTCTATACCCCCAAATATGTCGAAATCTGAAACTGTCTTTCTCTGCAAATTCCTTCTTGCTTCTTCACTCGGCCTATTCTCATTAATGCCCACTGCAAGTGTTTGAAAAGCATCGGCTCCGTGAGAAGCCCAGTTGTGATTAGGCCGCTCCTGGAATATCTTATTCTTTGCATCCCACCTTCGGCTATAATTTTTTAAAGCCTCAAGCCCTTTTGCCGTTTTATCCGCATCAAACCAGCATTTATTCAGCAAAAGCCTGGCCGCATTAATGTCGTCTGCCTTGTTCGCGGTCCGTGGAACCACCCTAATGTTCTTTAGGCCCATGGCTCTAAGAGTTTCCACCCTAGACTTACCCGTTCCAAGCTCCCTGTGGTCTGCATCGTGTGGTAAAAGTTGCTCATCGTAATTATACCCACGATCTTTTAGAGCCTTTACGTAGTAATCAAGCCCCATTCCACTCTGCTCTAGATAGTCAATGATATGTATTTCTCTACCAATAATTTGAGCAAACCAAATACACGTCGTATCCGACATACCCAAATCCCACCCGGTAATCACCGGAGCACTTAAATCATACGGCACGCCAGTAATTCTGCCGCCTTGCTCAAGCTTTTCTATCTCTTTACCAAAGTATGCGCCAATCAGCGCCGCAGAAAAAGAACACTCAAACTCTTGCATATACTCGTTTTCAGACATAATCGCCCGAGCTGCTTCTAACTCTGCTTTATCAATAATCCCAGTCTCACTTGCTTTATAAATAGCATAATGCCAATCCGCTGGATTCCGCTTCGCCGTCTGCAAAACATCATAAAAATGATTCTGCCCCTTTGGGGTACCAATGAACACAACCCACCCCTTTCTATCAGAAAGAAGTGGCCGCACTACACTACTCCACACCGTAGGGTCCATGTCTGCAAACTCGTCCAATACACAACCGTCCAAATACATACCGCGAAGCCCGTCTGGATTCTCTGCACCAAGTAAATAAAATCTTATCCGATCACCTTGCGCCGGACGCTCAATATCAGCACGAAGCTCCCCCTCGTTAAAAGAAACAAAAGGAATATCCTTTAGATAATTTTTCAAAATATCCCAAGCAATACGCTTTGCCTGCCCGTAAGTGGGAGCAACATACGCATACTGTGGGCTCTTTAAGTTGTTTCTAAAACCCTGGTCGATCATCTCATTGATTGCAAAATGAGTCTTACCAAAACGTCTGTGGCACGAAATCACATTAAATCTTTTTACTTGCCGATGTAATTCGGCCTGCAAGGGTCGTGGTTCGTAGCCAGTGCTAACCGTCTTAATCATTTTGTCTTCTTTCTCGTAGGCTTCTTAATCCCGCGCTCATACGCTTCCTTCATATTTTGAGACCTACAGCCAACAGCTAAATGAAAAGGGTTAATACACATCTTGTTATCGCACTGATGCAAAACAAACTCGTCCGCCGCAAGAGTACCAAACATCAACTCGTACACTGCACGATGGGCAGACCTTGTCTTACCATTAACAGAAACGCCCCCATAACCATTACTACACCTTGATTTCCCGTAAATCCAACAACGACTAACATCGACCTTGGCCGACTCAAATATCCTACGAAGATATTTCTTCTTAATCCGATCTTCCAAATTCTCTCCAAATGTTGGCAGCGCCATCAAATACGAGTTGAAGCGTGTCCCCGTTTCCGAGAGTTATTGATCCGTTAATCGCTAAGTTTGAATCCGGTTCAAGCGTCACTGTGTTCGTGTCACTCGTACCAACTATATACAACTCCATACCATCTACGCAGTTAGTACGAGACACGCTCGCAACAACAGGAGCACCATTTCCAGCAACCCTTCGCATACATCTAAAAAATGGATTTCCGTTAAACTCCGCAAGTGGTGTAAGCAAGAGTGGATCACTCGCAATAAGTCTTAGCTTGCCACCAATATGCTGCCACCCGCTGTTTACATACACATTCGCCTGAAGCTCGGTGCTGTTGTAAACCATCGCACCTGCTTGGATCGTGGTCCACGCAGTCACCTGCGCATTGGTCGCACTACCAAGTTTTAAACTCCCAGGTAAACTGATCGCCAAAGCCTCTGAATCGTTGAGCGGGCTAACGCTACCAACATTCATTCCAGTAGAAGTCAATCTTAATCTACCAGTACCGTTGATAGAAACACCAAGCGTGTTCGCAGCGATTCTGTATAGGCCTGTACCAGGCTCGTTGATAAAAGCATACGTAGGAGTAGCAGCCACACCATCTGCCGCTCTAAATGTAGCCTCACAAATCACGTTACCAGTAAATGTTTTATCTCCACCAAACGTCTGCGTGGTCGTGCTCACTGCTCCAGGGTTCGTGTTGTTCGCAGCGTGAAGAGTGAGCTGCTGCCCTGTAATAGAAAGCCCCGCACTGTTTGCCGTCAAACTAAACGGCAACACTGTAACCGGCACGTGAGAAACTAGCTCAAGCGCATCGAGCCGTGTGTCCGTCTCAGAGTCAAGCTCCGCAATCGCAGCCTGAACATCTGTCGAAGCAATGTTCCCCACCGGCGCAAAAGAAATCTCAGTTGCTTGGTGCTTACCAGGCGCTCCGTCTAGGTGATCGTCTATATTCTGCCGTGCCTGATCAAATAAAACCCAATGGGCGGACGACAAAACCCCTGTGTTCGAGTTGTTTGCAAACGGAATCTGAGCAAACAACCCGTCAGTGTTTACCAAAAAATTAACCTTCAGATTATTGGGACTCGCCGCCGCCGCACTCAGCTTAAGGTCCGCCTGCAACGCCTGCGTAGAAGCGTTGTACGTCATATCCACCGACGCCGTATCGGTAAATGTAAACGCCAACTGCGGTCCCGCTAACCGGCGCCACGACGTTGTCGGCAGGTCCCACGCGTATATCTCGTCCGTATCCAACTGCAAAACGGTAAACCCATCCGTCGCCGGCGTAATCAACAGCCTCGCCGCCTGGTTCGCAACCCGCGTAATCCCCGCGCCGCCTCCGCCGCCCCCGCCTCCAGGAAACCCAAATCTCATATACTATCCCCCCTGGTAGCGAACGCTCTCTAACACAAGCTCCGCAACAAACACACTGTCCCCTGCTGTGCCCGCATCAATAAAAATCTCCGACAGATCCACGTAGACTGTGTCCTCATCCGCAAGCGTATCCTCACACACAATCTCAAAACTCTTACCAGGCTCAAGAAGAACACACTGACCAGCCGTTACCCCCGCCGCTCCCAAAAATATATTCCCCCCGTTCGACGGATCTGCCTGCACCACCACTGCAAACGTCTGCGTAGGCGCAGCCGATAACGGCACAGGAACACCCGCAGTCACAACCTGCACCTTGGGCCGCGGTACTAACTTCGTCTTAATCTTAGCCATTGTCTTCCTCCTCAAGGTACACCACAGAAAGTTTATCCCCCTCCGTTACCCCAGAAAATAATATATCCCTCAAGTCAAGAGAAACCGTCCGCACATGGTCAATATCCACAGTAAACACATCGCCAGGAGATAACTCAAACCCGTTTCTCCCCTCCGAGCTACCAATCAACTGCTGCTCGTCCTCACCAATCCACATCCTCCCGCGATTGCTCCGCGGTGCTTGGATCTGCAAATACTTCACCAAAATTTTCTCGTCTGTCAGGGGAAACGCCCTCGATGGGTCCCGCAACTCGGGCCGCGGAACTAACACCTTCAATCTGTACATCTCTGTCTCCTGTCTGCACGGGCCGCGGATCGCGGTCAATCCCAGTCGCAATCACTATCTGTGTCGGCACGGTAATGTTCACATCAGTCTTCTTCTCACCATATTGTCCACGGTTTTCCACGGACATCAAGTACTTTAATCCATCCATCTTAAGCCTGGACGACTGCACGTTTTCCTCATCCACACCGTCAATGATGTCGGCAAAACGGTCCCGCAAAAACTCGGTCCGGTTTTCGCGGGCCTCTGCAAGCTGCTTTTCCACGTGAGGAAACTCACGCCGCCAACGGCAAAAAGTTTGATAGCTTGGGAACTTGCCAGGGTTTGCAAGCAAAAGACGGGTAAGGCTTGCTCCCAAAGATATTCGCTCACAGATTTCATCGACGATGGCCTGGTTGAACTGCATTACCACAGACTGCACAAGTAGGGGGAATTTGCAAGAATTAGGTGGCCTACGGCCAGGGATGGAGTAGTGCGTCACAAGTGTCTTGGATCGTGGTTCGGTATGAGAAGCCATATAAAATTCGCCCAACCGCGCCGAAATTTTGGGGTATACCCCCCGCGCCGGCGTCCGCGCGCCACGGGCCGTGGATTGAACGATCGCCTCACCCCCACCCACCCCACAGACCGCGGGCCGTAACACGGCGCTCAGGCGATCCTAGGCCCAAATAGCCATATTCCACGCACACCCGAGGCCCGTGTGTATGTTTTTCACAGCATTTTGTAAATGGTACACGGTCCGTGGATCTTGGATCAAATATAACGCATCGCCGGTGTGGCCTCAATCCTGCTATGTGATCTGTCAACAATCCGATCAATTCCGATCGGACAAAACGAAAGGAATAGCCATGCCAGACGTATACACCACGGAATTCTTTATTGCCCTTATCTCCTCACCCTTCATAACGTACGCGCTGTATGAATACCTCACTAGAGAGGTGTAGCCACGACACAGACACTGCACAGACACTGCACAGACACTGCACAG